GACAATTGTATATGATATTATGTATTTATAATAAAACAAAAAATCATAGAACTAATAAGAAAATATCAAAGCAAATTGAGGTTAACTCTTCACTTACTGATGGATGCAAGAAGACCAGTTGCAGTTACATTTTGACACTTACTTGACCAGTTCTTCCTAATAGACCAGTTCTATATCCTTGACCAGTTATATCTCCTAGAACAGTTGCACCTACTTGACGAGTTCTTTCTAATAGACCATTTCTATATCCATCACCAGATGCACCTCCTTGACCAGTTGCACCTACTTGACGAGTTGCACCTGTAGCTGCAATAACTTCACTAGCTACTTCAAACCCTGATTGTATAGCATTTCTAATATGAAATTCTTGATCCCCACTAATTAAACCAGCTTGCGCCAAAGATTTTGAAAAGTGTCTAATGGCAATATCAGGATGGTTAGTAGGAAAGGGTGTTAAAGCCCCTGAACCAGGAATAGGAGCACCATAGTTACCCATTTCAAATTGAGCCATATCGAGATTATGTATAACAACACCAATCTTGTTTTTAATAACTGCAACTTCTTCAGTGAGTTCTTTATATTCGCTCATAGTAATTTTATCTTGAGCTTTTCTTAAATTTATTTCTAAATTATCCATACCACCAGCAACTTCAACAAGCTCTTTATACATACGACTTCCTCCAATCATTGCTTCCTCCATATACCTAGCGCCAGAATCTTTCGTCCTACTAATTTCCGCCCACTCTGCTGTCTGCCTTTTCTGCTCCTCTTCCATTTATAAATATATCTAATAGTATTTATTTTTCAAAATATTTGATTTATATCATATGAATAAAATAATTTTCATTTATTCAAATGTATAAATGACATTTGTATATGATATTATGTATTTATAATAAAACAAAAAATCATACAAATTTTTCAAAAATGGTTGTCAAGAGGAAAATTATTTTCTCTTTCTGCGCTTCTCTTTCGCTGCCTTTACATGTTCTTTATTCCACGGCATTGATATTAACTTAAGAATATCTCCAGTAAACTCTAATCCGGTATGTATAGTATCTGCAATATTATCTGCTTCCAAGTTATCAATAAAACCCAACTCTTTCAATGAGTCTGCGAACCCTCTTATTGGATCTGTACCCAACACAGTTCCTGAAATTGAAGAAATTTTCAATTCTTCCTGAATAACTACAAGTTCGCCTTGTAAAGTTAAACCAGATTGTCTTCCTTCTTCTATTTGCTGATGAAAAATATTACTTGCATTAACAAATTTACCATAACTCCCTTCTAATTCTCCTTGTAAACTAATAAGACGACTATTTATTTCCATAGATTTTTCTTTTAGAGAAGCATAAAGATCTGCAGGGTATTGATTTTTTTCATATTTAGCTTCATAAAATAATATTATGTCCTTCATTTCACTGTCGACGAAGGCGAACCCATCTATCGCAGATCTATGATCAAAAAAATCACATACATCGGTAAGATCTGAAAGATTTAAATCCCAGATCCCATCTAGGCCGCCTAATACTTTTAAATTTTTTACAGCTTGAGAGATAGAAAACAACTCTTTATTAAGATTACTAACAGAATTTTCATAATCTGCACTAGCTTTAATGTACATGCTGGCATCTGCATAATATTTTTGTTTACCTTCCTCAATTTTATCACTTATATCCGTAAGTTTATTTTTAAAACTTTGACATTTATCTAAACTATATCTCTCATTAGATAATAAAGCCATACTTTCTTTTATTCCTTTTGCAATATCACTAAACATAGTGGCGGGATTATCTTCTGATAAATTCACATACTTTTCAACATAAACTCTTCTCCAAGGATCTGATGCAAAGTTATTCTCATAGTGTGTAGAAAAATTTCTCACTGCATTATATACGTCAACTATTTGGATCGTCTTATTTATATCAAATTTAGTTGCAGAAGGAGCAAATTTCGCTAGAGGAGATGGAGTAGCAGCCTTCGCATATGAAATAATATCATTAATATCAAGAGCTTGTTTTAATAATGTTTCATACTGAGAACTAGGAATCAACTCGTTTGAATACTGAACTTTCAAATCTCCTATTATACTATCCATGGTCTTTTTTTTTTCAGCTAAAAGTTTATTCGTGACAGCAACAGCTGTAGAATCAAATCCTTCTGAAAACTTACGTACCATTTATAAATATATCTAATAGTATTTATTTTACAAAATATTTGATTTATATCATATGAATATAATATTTTGTAAAATATTATTAATTAACGCATTTCAAATTTTCACACTTGATTATTTTTGGTAGAATTGTACTTATCTTTTACACCTTTTCTCATTTAAAACGCCCATTATTAATAAAATTGATTTACCTTTTAATTATTAAATTTATCATACAAAAAAAAATTAAAGAACCAAGAATTTCATTTACATTTCGTAAACACAATATGTAAAAAATGGGCGTTTGAAATGTAAAAAGGTGTAATAATATTCCTGTAGCTACTTTTTCTGGAGTGACATAATTAGACAGAACGAAGCATATAAACTGGATGACAAGATGATATTGTATTATGGAATGGGAACTGAGGTAATATATCTTAGTAATAGTGATAAACACAAGAGAATACAATCAAAATCTCATTTTATATTTTATGTATGTATTTATCACTATGATTCACAATTAACTTCATCATGACTATTTTGTGTTTTTAGTAAAACTATTAATTTATCAAGCTTTTTAACCAGTTCATTGAGTTTTTCTGTATCAGTTTCTTTAGAAATATCTTTGAGTTTAACAAGGGAAAAATTTAATAAAAAAGAAAGAACATCTTTTGAAGTTTTCTTTAAAAAATTTTTTAACAAGTCATCAACATTATCATCTTGTTTTTCTGAAAGAGCTAATAATTTTGAAAAGAGAACTTCCATTATAAATATGTAGATAATATATTTTTATTTTTTTAAATTAATAAAAGGTTTAACCCCTCCATATTTAAAATAATGTTGATAAAGATTCCAATAATTCACAACTGTCATCTAGAATGTCTAAGACTGCATTTTTTTTGGAAAAAGGAAGATCTGTTAAACTTAAACTAGTAAAAATGATATTTTCAATATTTTCATTCGTTTTTATTTCGCTTAATAAGTCAAAATGAAATCCAAGGTCCGTTTTATTAGAGAATTTATAATAAATAGCAGAAAGATCATTTAAATAAGACATTGCAACTATTTTTTGATCAGAGGAAAGATTTGTTAATTTTAAAATAGTATCAAAGATATGTCGTAAATAATTAATCAAATTTAGGTTATTCTTTCTTGATTCTATTCTGTGCTCTCTAGCGCGATTAATCTCAAAATTTTTATAAGCATTAGAAACATCATCAATAATAGTTTTTACACTATTTTTTTGACGAGGAGAAAAATTGGCTAGATCTATAGTTTCGTTTATGAAGTTTATAACACGATCATACCCTGCATATTTTTTATTTTCATCTGTACTAGTATAAAAACCAATACTAGCTTGAAAACCATTATTTGTTTTTTGTAATAAATTGTTAAATACAATTATTTCATCATTAGTTGTTAGTGTATTTGTTTTAGAAAATATAGTTGATTTGATAATATCTATTTCTTTTTCAACTTGTTCTAATATAATTGTTATAAAATTTCCTTCTGCAATAGGAAATGTTTTTTTATTTACATAATCAGCAATATAATATTTTGTAATATCAAAATAATTTTTTGTATTATTTATAAATTTAATTAACTCCTTTACAAATGAACTTGATCCGCCTTGAAAATTAGTAGGAGCGACAGGACCAGTAGCACCTGATCCGTAATTAGTAGTAGCGACAGGACCAGTAGCACCAGCAGAAGGAGCAGTAGGAGCAAGAGCAGCATCGGCACGAGCAGCAACAACAGGACGAGGAGCAGCTTCAGCAGGAAGTCCAGCAGTAGTGACACGAAGAAGATCGGTAGGACGAGCAGCAAGACCAGGAGCACGAGCAGAAGGATCAGTAGAAGCAGGAACAACAAAACGAAGAGCACGAGCAGAAGGATCAGTAGAAGCAGGAACAGAAGCATCAGGAGCGGCTATACCAAGATTGGAACTAGTAGCTTCTAAAGAATCATTAAAACTTTTGAGAGCAGCAGTCATATAATTTTCATCTATAGTATTATTAAACATAACAACTCTTTTATCACTCAGACTTTTTGGTGTTTGGGGGGTTTTTAGCTTTGAATCGTCAATATTTGTTGAATAAACATCTGACCACTTTTTTGAGTAAGAATTAATCCAATTTAAACTGTATGCTGTTGCGTTAACATTTTCTATAAAAATACGCTGATATTGAGCTTGTTCTATCCCCATTTGACTAGCAGTAGTATGTTGGCCTCCACCACGAACATAAAGATCATTGTCTAATGTAGTAGGGTTAGCAGGTCTAGCATCAGCATAGTATAATGAATCAGCGTAGGGTCCACTTCCAGTGTATAATTCAGTGACGTCTAATTCAACGCCTCGTACTGTCGCTTTATTGTCAGCCATTATAAATATATTTAATAATATTTTTTTTACAAAAAATATGATTCAAAATAGGTTATTTAGTTGTAAAACATATTATAACTTAATATACAAAATTACATTTTTATTTATCTTCTTTCAAATTAATAAAAAGTTTAACGCTTTTAATTCAAAGAGCCAAAATTTTTACTCCAAGTTCAGTAACTAATCTTAAAGTTTCAGTAGCTGTTTCTACTTTTGCAGGAGAAACATTAGACAATTTTAAACCATCTTGAAATAACTGCACGAACGGTTGACTTTTGACAGCATCAAAAACTATAACTTGTGTTTTTTTCCCGGCTATAAGATCAGAAATAACAACATCAACAGTTCTTAAAGTATCAATTGTTAGAGCGGTTGCAGGTGCTACTTGAGGTGGCTGTAATAAAAGACCCAAACCGTTAGATATTAATGGTGCAACATCATAGGAATCAACACTAGTTGTACTACCAGTAGCACCATTTCTACTAGCACTTCCAAGAAGACTTTCTTTTGCTTTTCTTGGGAATCCAAGAGGGACTGTATTGCTGGGTTGTACTACAAAGTTACTCATTATAAATATATTTAATAATATTTTTTTTACAAAAAATATGATTCAAAATAGATTATTTAGTTTTAACGCATATTATAAATAATATACAAAAGAACATTTTTATTTTTCAAAAAGGATAAGAATATCTCTAGCACTAGTAATAAGATTTAATTAAAATACCTGTTATTGTTCTTGTTTTATCATAATGAATATTTGCTAAACTTAAAACTATCAACCATTAATGTTTCAAAATTTTTACTTTTTTAAAGTATCTAAATATCCAAACGCAATATAATTCACAAATTGTTAAGAAAAATCCATCAAATCATCTATAACATTTTTATCTTATTTTATTGAAAAGGATCAATACTCATTTTCTTATTAAACCATTTTGGTATTGGAAATATTAAAAATGTCTAAAATAATCATTACTACTTGACAAAAATCTACATTTTCTATTATATTCTTCAATAGGTACACCATTAAAACTTGTAATGAACGGGATTTTTTTTTTAAATAAAATAATTTGATGTTCTTGTTTAACAGACTTGGATTCTTGTCCTGATTCTTGTGCTGATTCTTGTGCTGATTCTGGTGCTGATTCTTGTGCTGATTCTGATTCTGATTCTGGTGCTGATTCTGGTTCTGGTGCTGATTCTGATTCTGATTCTAGTTCAGCATTATTATGTTCAATATTAGGTTCAGATTCAGAACTATCAGATTCAGTAATATTAAGTTCAATATTAGGTTCAGATTCAGAACTATCAGATTCATCATTATTAGATTCAGCACTATCAGATTCATCATTATTAGATTCAGCACTATCAGATTCATCATTATTAGATTCAGCACTATCAGATTCAGCACTATCAGGTTCATCATTATAAGATTCAGGTTTAATACTATTAGCTGTATCATTTGATTTATGTCTAAAAGAAAGATGATCTTGAGTATCATCAAATTTAGATAATAAAGCAGTAATTTTTTTAATTTTATGTGTTAAATTATTCTTATCATCGCTTTCATCTATTTTTGAATCTTTGGCTAAAGCAATAACTAACGCAATAATACATTTTAAGCGATCTACTATGTTACACGTTATTGATTTTGAATTGATTGGTTCTTCGTTATTATCAAGTTCTAGCTGAATCTCTTCATTATTATTTACTAATGTGTTTTCATAAACCAATGTGGGTTTTGCTTGGTTGAGATCTTGTTTAAGTCTATTATTTTCTCTTCTTAGAGTAGCTATTTCTTCTTCCATAGTTCTTAATTTCTCATTATAATTTTTAACGCAAGCATTATGAGAATTTATTAAAGATTTTACATAACTAAGACTATAACTCATTTATATTCACCAAATAAAATTATTTTTCCAAATAAAATATTTTATATAATTTTTTGACTATTATATAAAATTACAAATATAACGCAAATAACAATAATAATTTGGATTAAATGCATAATTTGTAGTTAATTATTCAAAAAATTAGAGTAAGATAGTTCAGAAAAAGTAATGTTATTAATACAATTATAGTATGATTTTTATATTTGTATTAATTTTATTGTTCTAATAAAATTTAAAGTGCTTTTATTTAAGCAGTTTTGTTTGCTTGTTGAAGTTGTAGTGCAGCGGACGTACTACCAACAACAACAGCTGCGGAACCACCCACATTACTAGCTAATGCAGCGTCAAAGAGATCATCATCTTGGGACGAAATATTAAACCCAAGTTGTCCTGCTATCCACGACTCGCTGGAAGAAGTAAAATCAATGTTTTTAACCAAAGATGCAGTTGCTCCAGTTGCTTCAACATGATAATCCCATTTTGCAAAATCGCCAAAGTACTCTGCGATATGTTGGATTCTGGTAATCACAAAATTAAAGATTTTCAACTCACCCAAAGCATTATAACTGACCATATTCCACACAGGAACAGTCGCATTTTGTTCATCCACATTAAATTTAAAGTTGGTTGTTCCTGTTTTCGGATTACGAGTGGCAATAAGACTAACTGTAGGTTTTGATGCAATAGAAGTATTTACTTGACTTTCAGTACCTTCTCCATTAGAATCAGTACAAGCAAGAGCAGCATACAAATGTCTTCCAGCAGTAAGCTTTGATGCTAAACCAGGAATAGAACTTACTTTAAAACTTTGTGTGGGTTTTTTCTCATCTTGTGCAAGAGTAAGTAGATTACTAGTAAATTCAAGGTCTACAAAATCGCCACTTTTCCACTTGTTAAAATCGGCCGTGTTTTTGAAGAGAAGTGCCCTCATTTGTATTTTAAATTCAGGATCGGCTTTGCCTTCCATTAAAGTAGGAGAAACAGTACCCCAGTTAAGTTGTGCATCTTTATCTAGTTGGGTAATAGAAACGTTGACGGCTGGAGCTTTACCAGACAAAGTCGTTAATGCTGAAAAGGCAGTAGGCGATTTTTTATTGTCCTTCACAGCTCTAACTGCAACGTTGAATCTTGCTGGTAATTTGGATTTGGCTACATCTACAAATTTTTGAGCCACTTCTGTTGTTGTAAAGGCTGCACCGGGAAAAGCATCAAATGGGACTGTTTGATTGTTCCCATCCTTTACAATAATATCATAAACGATATTCCACGACTCGCTAACGTACATTGCATCAGGCTGAACACCGAATCTATAATATCCAGGAAGAATAGATGGTCCAACACTAAGTGTGCCGAATGCTGGTGGGGGTGAAACCCAGTTAATCAGTGGAGATGTTTTCGCAAGACAAACGATTCCATCAGTATCAGCAAGCGCAACCTTTACATAAAATGGTGCTCCTGATGTCAACTTTGGTTGATATTGACTTTGAGACGCAAACAAACTTTGGATGACAGAAAGTTTACAGATTATTTTTGCAAGAAAACTAGTTCCAGTTGTAGTAACGGAAAAATAAGATTCGGAAACATTTGATAGGTTAGCAAGATTGTAGACTGGGGTTCCAGCTGCGTCATTATCACCATCCAAATGAAACGATACTGTAGCACCACCAACACCTGAACTAATGAGTTTTGAAGTAGTGCCATTAACAGCAACTTCAAAAAGAGATACATCTGATCCACCAAAATAAGCAAGAACAGTATCAGCATCTGGACCATCATATGCAGTTCTAAATCTACCAGTTACTGTTTTAATAACAGCAGGTGTAGACAAGTTAATAAGTCTTCCAAAATCAAAAAATCCTTTTGAACCAGAATTAACAATTTTTGTTCCATTTTTAGTTATATTTACAAATGTAATTTCTGCTCTGGAAAATTTTGCTCCTCTTAGTCTTTCCGAGGTAAAAGTTGCAATCTTATAACCGGCTAATTTGTCTGTACCGTAAACAAGATCATCTGAAGAAATTGATAAAGAAAAAGACGTAACAGGAGTAGTCACTGGCTTAAATTCTATAGTACCTTTAAAGCCTAAAACTGAAGAAGCTAAGAACAAACACCTAACCGTATCATCGCTAGGTATATCTAGTAGAGAACTTCCTGTATCATCTCTGCCTTGAAAAGCAAACGCAGGTGATACGTAGGAATAAGCACCATCAACTGAAATATCGGCTGAGTCGCAAAAATCACCGAGTACGTCATCGGGAGACACTTCTGCAGCACATACTGAATATGTAGCGGTGGTATCTGAAACAGTTAATTCAGTTAATGGATTGTCATCTTGCATATCAAGAACCGCAGTCTGTGCACTTCCGTCACCATTTTTATTAATGTAGTTAAAGATTACCTTGTAAATTCCAGGTCTTGGATCACTCCTTGTAACAAGAACTTGGAGTTTGTTGGTTTTAAAACTTAGGTCATCAGGAGACAAAGCCGATACTTTAAGTGTACCAGCCAATATCAAGGGTAGAACAACAAGAGAACTGGTTTTAGCGGCAGTCACGACCCCTCCGGCTATAGTTACGTATTCAACTGTAATTTGCGCCTCAAATCCTTGAAGCACCTCAACTGGTTGAGAAATTACGTCATCTTTCTCTAGTTTTTCAACGTCTGGTATTGCTAGTCTAAGAATTGGACCCCAAGTTGCAGAACCCTGTTTCTTTGTTCTAATAAGGAATGTAGCTGCTTTTGGAGTCATACCAAAAGCAGCCAACACGCTTCCACCGGTTTTGGATCTTGGTCCGGCAGATAATGCAATTGTATTAATAGCGGTAACAATTTTTCCAGCAAATCTAGCTCCAAGTATGCGGGTTCTATCTTGGTTTTCAAGTTTGGACTTAATCAAATCCATTACAATATCATTATCGGCGTCAACCGCATCTATCTTTGCATTAATTGCTGCCTCAAGAAGGGGAAATTTTGAATTTATTTCAGTCTTAAGCTCAGCAACCTTAGTATTGATAGCTGTGATAATATCGGCAAACTTAGAATCTTTTGTGTCAATCTTAGAAATGATAGATGTCTTAAGCTCATCAACCTTAGTAGTGATAGCTGTGATAGCTGTGATAATATCGGTAAACTTAGAATCTTTTGTATCAATCTTATTTTTGATTGCTGTTATGGCATCGCTAATGGTAGAAAGAAGTTCTGTCTTGATAGCTAAAAGGGCAGTGTCATTAACACCATCAACATTATCAATCTTAGCATTGATAGATGTTATGGCGGCCGTGATGTCAGCTAGTGTCAAGGTTGGTGATACGGACATTATAATATAACGCGGGGTAAAAAATTTTCCAAAAATAATTATTTATAAAATTTCCTAAATATTTGAATAACTAAAATTATAAACATCCTTACTATTTTTAAATAAAATTAGTAAATCAACTTTTTAGTTTATAAATTTAAAAATTGAAACAAATAATGACAAACAAATTAACTGTACAAAATTTGCTAAAGAAAGGCACAACTAAAAGATGACTACATTTACTGAATTTGACCAGACTACTCTATCAAATTTGTACTCCCTTTGCATTAAGGGTTACCATATGCTCAACAGCGATCCGATTAAAGAAGCTGTTTGGGAGCAAATCAATTCACAGGTTTTCAAACATTCAGGTATTCAGGTGACAGGACAAGCGTGTGGAAGCCATAGCCCAGGATGCGATATTGAAACGGATAAAGGTAAGTTTTCCAATAAATCGGCCAAATACGAGGCCAAAGGCAGCGAGTTCAGTATCAGTTCTTACAGACTGACTGCAGTTACTAGTGCTGAGAACCCAGGAACACCACAGGAGATCTGCTGCGAGATCAACAAACGTAAGAATTTTGATTACTATTCAGTGATCTTGCGAGAAGAGTTGCCAAATGGAGGGTTCAATTATGACTGGTTGCTTATTCCTAGCGATTATCCAGCATTCAACCCAGAGAATTTTAAGTGGCAACCAACAATCGGAAAGCGGGGAAAGAATGCTGGAAAGCAAGTCGGATGGGAGACCGTAAAGGGCAATGGGGAGACCGTAAAGGGCAATGGGGAGACCGTAAAGGGCAATGGGGAGACAACAAACAGCATTAGTGGAGTAGAAGCTTCAATGAGCATTAGCTTCAGTATGTCGTCTCAGTTGTGGATTCATTTGAAAGTGACCGAGGAACTAAAGCAGTTCATTATAGCGAGGACTACTTATGATGGAACTCAGCCAACAATGGACTACATTACCTTGGCGAAAAATGCACTATTTCCACCTTTTCCACCTTTGGAAAAGATGGAGCCAAACTCAGAAGTGTAAATTTTGCTCAACTTTTCCACCTTTGGAAAAGGTGGAGCCAAACTCAGAAGTGTAAATTTTGCTCAACTTTTCCACCTTTGGAAAAGGTGGAGCCAAACTCAGAAGTGTAAATTTTGCTCAACTTTTTGAAAAGTTGATATAGTTAAGTAGTTAGATAGTTATAAAGTAAATTATTAATCATTTTTTACTATTGTCATTACTTAATCGCGTTTGGATCCACCTTCACGAATGGATGCTTCTAAAAATTGAAATAAAACGACTCATTACACATAATGCACAATAACCCCAATGATAATGAACAGAACAATCTTCACACTTATCAAGAGATCAAATGTTACTAGATTTGTTTCCCAAACCAACAAAATCAAAGCAGCAAATATGAATGTCAAAAATGAAAATAATCACAGCAAAATAATAAAAAGAAAATTTTCCCACTTTTCTCAATTTCCAACACCTCCAACACCAGAAGATCCAGAACAATTGTTGTTTATGATTGTAGCATTAGGTGTAGCTTATTTAATAGTAAAAAAATAAAAATTTTAATTTTAAGTAATAATATAATGTATAATACATATAGTCAAGAAACTATAGATAACATTAATACCATCATAAAAGAGAATTATGCATCTAATTTTAGTGAACCTGCTTTTTATTTGATCACTACGCTTTTAATATTTTTTGCAATAATTTACTTGATCCATATATCAAAAAATTACAATCCTGTACTTATACTTTTATTAGCATTAATGACAATGAGACTATTTATTATTTTTCACGACTTATGTCACAAGTCTTATTTTCCAACCAATGAGAGAAAGGATAACACAAATGGACTTAATTTTGCAATCGCAAAGTTAATAGATTTTTTTTGTATTTATGATGCAACATCTTGGAAAAATACTCACTCAAATCATCATAAAGTGCACGGGAATATAAATGAATATGATGGGACAAGAACAGTAATGATAAGCAGTGAATATGAAAAATTACCAGAATATCAAAAGACCTTTTATAATTTTATTAGGAATCCATTTATATTTTTTTCATTATTGCCAACTTATTTGATATGGATTAAAAATATAGTCAATTTTGAAATAGTTTATGTTATTAAATATTGTTTATTTATTGCAGGACTGTATTATATTGGTTCCACAAAATTGGTATTATCTGTATTAATATCTCAGTATATTGCTATGTTTTTTGGGGTTATTTTATTTCATTTACAACATCAAGTAAATATTGGGTACTGGAAAAAGTTTGAAAAAGAAGATAAATTAAGTAAGGCCAATGCAGAATTAAAGGGGGCAAGTGTTCTACAGATCCCTGAATTTTTGAAGTTCTTTACAAATGGTATTGAATACCATAATGTTCATCATTTAGACCCAGGAGTGCCTTCATACAATATCAGAAAGTGTTATTATGAAATTGTAAATAAGGGTTTAATAGAAGATAATCAGATTGGCTATTACCAGAGCTTTATAAGTTTATTTCACACAATTCTCAATGAGAAAACACAACTTTATGAGTATTATCCAGAACCAACAAAAGAACCAACAAAAGAACCAACAAAAGAACCAACAAAAGAACCAACAAAAGAACCAACAAAAGAACCAACAAAGGAATTACCATAAAGATAAAGATTTTACTGAAATCTCACTTGTTTCCTGGTCTTTTTTCCACCTTTAACTTGCCTCTTGCTCTTCCCCCTTTTTGCTGTTTTTTTAACAGGTTTTTCTTCAAGAATTCTCTCTTCAGAATCAACTAATTCAGGTATTTCTTCTTCCTCAGAATCTTCAAACTTTGAAAAATCCAGTCCCATTATAGATTTTCCACGCATTTTTTTCCTCAAATTATTCGGCATTTTAAGTTCTTCTTGTTCTTTTCCTTTTTGATCCACCTTTCCTAGATTTTGCTCCACTTTTCCCAAAAGTGGATAAAGTGGATTTTCTAGATTTTGCTCCACTTTTCCCAAAAGTGGACCTGGATACAAATTTCTTAATATTCTCCTTATTAATCAAAATCAAATCTACAATATTCTGAAAATAACTGCGAAATTGAGGGCGCATTTTTGCCAAGTCATCTACACAAATCCAGCGAATTTCCGCCTTTTCAAAAATTTTGCTCTTTTTGATTACTTCAGGATCTAGGCGTTTTTGCAGGAATGCCTGATTATTATTGTAGTAATGAGGTAATGCAGTATCGTAAGGGAAAGGCAATATATGCATCCTATAATTACTATCTGCATAATCAATATTGTAGGTCCCCTTTGCCAACATTTTTTTGAGATCAGAATCAGATCCTAAAAATCCGGTTAGTTCTTCACCACCCTCACGAACTGCAGTTTTTAAATAAGATTCTCCTTTTTCAGTTCCACCTCCAAAATCGGAGAATCCTGGCGTGTCTGCATATTTGTTCTCTTTTCCAAACAAAAAATACAATTTACCATTCACTATTGATGCGGGTAATATTCCAGCGCCCATCTTATATATTTGAAAGATTATTTATTTACTTATATTATGAATAAGAAAAATAAAACAAGAAAATACAAACGTCATTACAAAAAAACGCAAAAAAGAAACCAAGATAAAATCAAAGCACATATTATTAAAAATAAAACCCCCAAATGGTTAAGAGATATTGCACAAGGTGAAACAACAATGAGTTCATATTCTCCAACAGTGAACGAAGAGTTAGTAACATTGAAATCAGGGTTATCCCGTGTTAAAATTGGAGACTGCAATGACTATAAAGCATTTAAACTAGAAGAACCTTTAAAAATCCTAGTAAAAAACAAGAGTCTTTTTGGTAAAAAGTGTGCACCTTATTACACTAATGATGCAAAAGAAATGTTATTAGCCAATTTAGCAGCAAATAAACACGTGGATCCATCTAAGATTATTCCTCCAAAACAGATCTTAGGAAACTGTTGGTTCAATGCAATGTTTGTAATGTTTTTCATAAGCGATAAAGGTCGCAAATTCTTCCACTTTTTCCGTCAATTAATGATAGAAGGTATTCAAAAAAACGGAAGGCAAATCCCTCTTCATTTAAGGAACGCATTTGCACTCTTGAATTTTGCAGTAGACTCTGCAATCACTGGAAGTAAATATGCATTAGAAATGGACACCAATAATATTATTAGGCAAATATACGACGGCATTCCAAGTTCTTACAATAAATATTCCAATTATATTCCCTATGTGGATGAAGCAGGGAATCCAATCAAATATTATGGGAGTATTATTAACTTCTTGGGAAACAGTTCAATACAAATGTTGGTTTTAAATGATTTTACACCAGTTGCGAGTTGGGAAGAACGCATAACGAGAGAAATCAATAATAAGATGCCTAGACATTTGCCTCATATTATTGTGGTGGAGATATTTGATGGTCAAAGAGAGACGGCAGGAAATGCCGGAAAAATCAAGAACAAACCATTATCTTTCAGAGTAAAAGGTGCAGAGTACATCTTGGATAGTGCAGTGGTGCGCGATATTGAACAACAACATTTTTGTGCAATGATCACTTGTGAAGGAAAACAAATGGCATTTGATGGTTATAGTTATCACCGTCTAACGGAATCCCTATGGAAAGATAAAATCAATAGTAAAGATAAATGGGAGTTTGAAGGAACCAAGAACTATGATGGTACTCCACTAAAATGGAGTTTTCTTCATAGTTATCAAATGTTGATGTACTACAGGATACATTAGAAACACTTATTATGGGAGTGCCTTTTTTCAGCCTCTTCTTTTGGCAAATGATCCATATAACCAGGTACAATCATTTCCTTATTGCATTTCATTGTTTCTAACTCACAATCAACTGGAATAACTGTAGCCTGAATATTGGGTTTAAATATTGTGGATGGTAACTTTGGTAACATCCCAGAAAACGATCTAATCATATTAGAACAAGAACTGATTTTTGTTAAAAAACCATAATAGCCTCTAATATAGGGTTTAAACGCATCTACAATTTTCCAAAAAAACATAGTCAAACATACATACCAATATTTCATTTGATTCTGTTATACTAGTAATGGATTATTTACTAGTATAAAACAAGAGGTCTGTTTATTTATGTTTCGCTAAATATAATAAAATGATTAATATTTTTATTATAATTTATGTGGAATATATAACATTATATCATTATCAGTCATCGGTTCGCACATTGGTATTCCAGTTATAGTATTTATTTCTTTCATAGATGGTAAATACCTTTGTACTATACCATTTTTCTTACATGCGTCTATGTAATGCGTTGAAAGTTCTTCTAGTTGAGGTTTATTATTTGGAAATAGATTGAATGGTGAGAATACTGGTGTTTCTTGTCCGCTACGAACTGGAACAACTGCTTGTTCCTCAAAATATGTTAATAATTTTGGTCGTTTCATATATTTTTTATTTATTGGTCTATCATGTAGTGGTATTGGATTTTCTGATAGTATAAATGAAATATGCTGTCTTAAAATACATTTTTTAGTCGGTGGATTTTTGAATACAGAATGTATCAATGTTTCTCTAAAAATTAAAGCGTGTCCTGGAGGTATTTCTACTAATTTTTTTCCATGTTCTTTCCAAAGATTTTCTAAATAATCATAATCTTCTTTTGTCTTAAAATTAGCATACCCACGACGACCACCATCTTTTTGTTTTAATACATCAAATATTGGATTACTTGATATATGTGTTCCTGGAATACATTTGAAATATTGTGTTTCATCGCAATTTAAATTCACCCATCCTCCATAACATTTATCTTCTGGTGTAGAATTTACTGCGTCATCTTGATGCCATTTTCCTTTTTCATTTACTTTTTGCGTTGGAAATCTAATAAGTGGTCTATCTGGAAGCATAGATAGTAATATTTTTTCATTTTCAAAATAGGGTTGAAATATTTCTTTAGATTTTTCATAGACACATCTATTTATATAACGAATAAGCGGATTGTAAGTTAGAGATGCAAACGGACAATACCCAACGGCACCCATTACAAATCTTGAATGTTCCAAATTTGGAACTAATTCAGGTGAATTTAATGCTGTCTGCAAAAATTCTTGTGAAATTTGTTCTATTTCTTGTGAAATAAATATTGGTAAGACAATATATCCATTAGTATCAAATTCAGTCATAGTTCTTAATTGTACTATTGAATAAATTATAATAAAGACAATCAATTTTTTATAAAATTATACATTTGTGTCCGTATATGCTTTCCGTTTTCTGTAAAATGATAATCTACACTTTTTATATTATATTTTAAACCTTTAAACAGAACAGCAACTGTATTGCTTACCAGCCACAGGGGATCCGACACAACCTCCACTCTGGTAACTGCATACTCCATCAGGAAAATAATAGTTGTTTGTACCAAGCTGATTGGCACAATAACTACACATCCAGTCACAACCAGTACCAGATCCAACAGTAAAAGAAATACAGTTATTTTGAACAGGAACAAGAACTCGGCTAGAACTAGGAACTAAGTCAGTACATATTTCATTAACAGCCAAAACGTTGAAGAAGAGAGAAACTAACGCAAAAAATTTGGCAATTCTCATATTAATACTTATCTGTAAGTGTCTTTTTTAAGTTCTTTTTTTTCAGTTCCTTTATTTCAGTAAATTTTTTCGGCTTTTTTTAATATTATGAAAAGTATCTTGTAAACAATTTCACAACAATATATAGGATGCCAAAATGGATGCCAAACTTTTTAAAAGGATCAAAACAAAATAAAGAACAAAAACAACTACCAGATGAAGGTACTGAATTAAAATCTTTTGAAAATAGTGATACTGAATTAAAACCTATTTCAAGACCAAGACCAAGACCAGAATCAGAATCAGAGTCAGAATCAGAATCAGAATCAGAATCAGAATCAGAAGCATCAGTACCACCATCAGTACCACCATCATCACCATTAATACCACCAGGAGGTATACATATTCCTCCAAGATCTCGTTCATCATCAGTATCATCTATTGTTGCTGATCCAAATTATTTTTTTAATAATTTAAAACCTGATAATGATGAAGAAGAGAAGGTAAATATTAAATCAGAAGGACACTTAGAAGAATTGCTAAAAACTATTATAGATAATACAATCCAAGCCATTGAAGCGCCACCATTAACAGAAGAGGATTTGAATTTTTTAAATAAAAAATTTGTTAGTTTAACTATTATGCAGTCATTAACAATGGATGAAAATTTAGAAAACTATATATTATTTGAAGACTTCTTTACAGATGCTGATCTTGATAGCTTAGATGGTTTTTTTGTTGACTATAGACCTAGAGAGTCACCAATGACACAAAAAACTATGATTAAATTTAAAATGCAAATGCGTACAGTACTATCTATGTTGGTTTTATATGCAAAATATTATAAAGAAATCAAGTGGAGACCTTATTTTCTGCGAAATGTAATTACAAATGAAACTTATGTAACTTTATTTGACGATATAAGATCGTCATTTATGGATTACAAACCTGGGCCAGATAGAATACTTATACTTAGCAATAATGTAAAGGCCGCATTTCAAAAATTCTTTACTAAGAATGATGAAAAAACTAGAAAGAAAATATTAGAAAGTTTATTTGATGATGGTAAATTAATGATTGAAGTTTACAATAATTTAATAAAACCAAAAATAGCATTATCACAAAAAGGTTATTTAGTATTGACAGATCAGCAAATATTAGAAAATATTTCATTACTGAAAAATGAAGGTTTTTATACTCTACCATTTATTGAAATTTTCCAAGAACCATTTACACAACAAACAATTGCTGTAAGACAAACCTTAGAAGATGTTTGTACAAGCTTAGGCAAAGCTTATAATACAATGGATTTGGGTGAGCCACCATTAATTTTTCCCAGAGTTTTACCAGATCAATCCGTATATAGAGGAGGCTTTAAAAAACACAAAAATAGAAAAACCAGTAAGAGAAACAATAAAAAACTCAGTAAAAACCCCAAGAAAACATATAAAAAAGGAAATAAACCCCATAAAAGACGCACAATTAAAAAATACAGACCATTGCCAAAGAAGAACAAAACGATAAGAAACCATAGTAAAACAATTTAAAATCTTAGTATCATAATTTAAACAAACAATAAATTAAATTATGATAAATCCTAGTTATGAACAAATGGCTATTATAAATGCAATAAAAGATGGTAATCACGTTCAAGTGGATGCTGTTGCGGGTTCAGGGAAAACGACAACAATTCTCTCGTTAGCCCATTATAATTCCGAAAAAATGATTGTCCAAATCACATATAATTCTGATTTGAAAACCGAAGTAAGAGAAAAACAGAAACAATACAGTAAAATAATGAAACTAGACAATCTTGAAATTCATAATTACCACAGTTTTGCCACCAAATATTATGATAAGAATGCACATAATGATATTGGATTAGAAGCCATAATAGATCAAAATATGGAACCGAAAGTACAGTTACCACCAATGAAAGTTTTGACACTTGATGAGATTCAAGATATGAATGAACTTTATTATAGATTTATTTTGAAAATTTTAAGGGATACTAAAAATTATCAAAATATCCAGATTTTAACGCTCGGAGATAAAGGCCAAGGACTTTATGAGTTCAAAGGAGCTGATATTAGATTCCTCACCTTGTCCAATAAAATCTTCCATTTCTCTCGCAAATACTCTTTCAAGACTCTAAGTTTGACTACATCCTACCGTGTTACAAGGGAAATTGCGGCCTTTATTAATGGTGGAATGCTTGGGTATCAAAGGCTCTACGCCATAAAAAACGGTCCTCTAGTCCAATACATAAGACATTCCAGTCCATACCAAGTTTATAAAATCATATCATTCAAGCTAGTAGAGTTAATCAAAACAGAAATTCTAAAACCAGATGATATTTTCATTTTAGCTCCTTCGGTAAAATCCACAAAGTTTGATTTCGTCAAGCTATTAGAAAATATACTTGTATCCAATAACATTCCTTGTTATGTTCCGACATCAGAAACAACTAGTGTAAACAGAGAGACTATCAAACACAAGGTGATCTTTTCTTCTTATCATCAATCCAAAGGTCGCGAAAGAAAACTTGTAGTTGTATTCGGGTTTGATGACTACTATTTCAAATATTTTGCGAAAGATATGGATCCAGAAATATGTCCATCTACACTTTATGTTGCAGCAACTAGAGCCACAGAGACCCTCATATTAGTGGAATGTAATTCTCCACTACCTTTTCTACACTATGATCATCAGATAATGCAAAATGAAGACCATATTGACTTTGAAGGCACACCATTAAACCTAAATATTGAACATCAACAATCCAATCAGAGACCAAGTACACCACCAAATCTACATAACACATCTCCAACAGACTTGATCAAATTCTTAGATGAAAATGTGTTGATTGAAGTTATTAAAATAATCAAGGATTTCAACCTTTTTCAAAAATATACAAAATCTATGTTTGGGACAGTCATTGAGTTACCTAACTCTATAAAGAATCAACAATATTATAATTATCAATTAACAGAAGAAGTGAGTGAATTAAATGGATTGATGATCCCATCTTTATTTGAAGAGAGAACAAGTAAAAATAAGTTGAGTAAAATTAGAGAAAGAGTAGTAAGATTCTTGAAAAATAACCCAAATCCGAACCATATTTATAATAAATTATTGAAAGACATTGATCTTGAACAAGAGAATTTATCTGTAGCAGATTATTTGAAGATTACAAATGTATATAACTCTATAAAGGAAAAAATACATTTCAAGGTTGCACAAATAAGACACTATGAATGGATGAATGATTCTCACGTTGAGAGTCTTTTATCTAATATTTTGCTGCATATAAAAAAGGAAGAAGCACTAGATTTAGAATATGAACAAGATATTATTGAAAACGATGATAATGATAGCAAAACCGAAAACGAAAACGAAAACAAGGATAAATATGATGCAGTTGATAGGTTTACAAAGTCAATAGGTCTCAAAAATAAAATTCGTTTTTCAGCAGTTATAGACGCCATGGATCAAAACACTGTTTATGAGTTCAAATGTACAGAGACTTTGGAGCCAGAACATTATATCCAAGTAGTAATT